GTTTGTTTTCTTTTGTTCATTCACCATTGCTTCGGTATTCTTAGCTGTTTTATTAGCTGCTTTTTGTTCTTGATTAACAATAGTAGAGAATGCTGAAGCTGTGCCCTTCTCTGCTAATGCTGCTAATGATTCCGGCTTTTTCGCTGCGGCCGCGTCTTGTGCATCTAACACTTTTGCGCGTTCCAAATCCCATGCCTCTTGGATTAGTCGCTGTGCTGCTATATTCCCTTTCGCCTTTTCCATTTCACGAGCATACCGCAAATTGGTTTCCCTGAACCTTCTTTCGTGCTCATCTTTTATAAAACCAATTCGCAAATCCTGCACATTCTGTTCCCACTTCTGCGTCATAGTGGCACCGACTCTACCTAACTCCATTTTCCTAGCTTGCTCTATCAATGCTATTGCTTTGGAATTTCCTTCGGCACGATCTAATGCCAAATCAAAAGTTTTGTTTATCTCGGCCTTTTCTTTACCAAAGACATTTTCAATCCCAGCAATCTTGATATCCCGTATCCGTTTTTCCCAATGCAAAACCATAGCAGCCGCATCACCAACCCGTTTTTGTTCTGCTTCTATACGTGCTGCAATATCAGGGCCTTCCTCATCACCCTCGCCCGAACCACCTAAAAACTCACCTTTCCCTTGCAAGGTAAGCATCTTCTTTTGCAGCCCTTGCAGCTTAACAAACGCGGCTTCTAATTTACTACTTATAGCATCAATTTCTCCAGCATTACCTGGACTGAAAAGATTACCAATACCCTGAAGTGTAAAGAGCTCACCAACACCCTGTCCACCACCCTTTTGCTGTACCTCTTTCATCATCGCATCGATATTGGCTTGTGTTTCCCCCATTGCTGCCTGAATATCAGATATTGCAGAGACTTTCATCTGCGCATCTAATTTCTTTTGCGCAGTAGTCAGCCCATTAACTTTTCCAGTAGTCGTATCTAATTTAAGATTTAAACCATCATAAGAACCATTCAAAGTGTCAACTAAACTAGCAGCCTCTTCCATTTCCTTATTATTCAACTCTTCCTTATCTGATAGCTGACGGAGACGAACCATCCGCAAATCATCCATCCGCCTCTGCTCATCTTTCTTGCCAAGTAAATCACTCATCGTATTAGTAAGCGTTGCGGTTGTTTGTGTATACTTACGTATAATAAGCACAACAGCAACAATTGCCGCACCAAAAGCAATCAAACCAAGTATCGCAGGATTGGCGGCTATTAGTATATGCATAGCTTTAACGGCTTTCAACACCATTACATAGCCACCTAGAAGAAACACCACCACCTTTAAGCCCACAGCCGTAGCCATTAAGATCCCACCAAACCCTATCATACTGGCTGCCAACGCACCAATACCTACAACGAGCCCCTTATTCCGTTCTATAAATTTTGTTACAGGACCAAGTACAACCCTTAACGCTGCAGAAAGACCTCTAATTGCTTTATCTAACCCTTCCCCGATAGCAATGTTCACACCTTCAACAGCAGACCACAACAAACGCAAAGCACCACCAAGCCCAGCATCCATTTCATCTGCTGTTTTCTGTGCCGTCCCACCAGCGTTATCTATGGCTTGATTTAATCCCTCAAAATTAGCTTGTGCCAATTTCATACCACCAGAAATAGCTCGAGCACCGAACAACTCGTTCATAAATGACAATCGTTCAACCTTAGACACTTTTCTAAGAGCCATAAACGTCTCTTGAAGAATAGCAGAAACACTACGAATCTTCCCAAACCGTTCTATTTCTATACCTATACCCCGAAGCTTTTCTTGCACATCTGTTTTAGCCAGCCGCAACATAATCATCCGTAAGGTTGTGCCAGCCATCGAGCCACGAATAGAGAAATTAGCCATAGTTGCAAGAGCCTTAGCAGTATCTTGCAAACTCATATTGAATTCAGCCGCAATTGGTGCAGCGAACTTCATAGATTCGCCAAGATCGGTCAGGGTTTGTGCCGAATTATTCGCTGCTGCCGTCATAACATCAGCAACCTCTACCATCCTAGAGGCATCAAGAACAAACGCCCGCAAAGTACTAGAGGCTATATTTGCAGCCGTAGCCAGATCCGTGCCGGTAGCACGGGCCATATTTAACAAAGGTCCAATAGCCTGTTCAATTTCCTTCACAGCAAAACCGGCCCGGCCTAATTCAACCATGGCCTCAGCAACCTGGGAGGCTGTGAAAGACGTTGTTCGACCTAAAAGCTTGGCCTGATCTGTAAGTAACTTGAATTCTTGCGTTGTGGCCGATGTAACGGCCTTTGTAAGCCGCATCTTATCGTCGAAGGCCGAGAATATACGAACGGCATTAACAAGCGGAGCAGCGAGCACAGCCCCATACAGAGCAATCGTCCTACCTGTCTGAGATAGCTTCTGGGAAACCCCGGCCAGCTTTTTGTTTATAGATGGAATTGCTCGGTTGAACTGATCCATGTTCAACGCCACATAAGCTGTCATGGTGCCTAATGATTGGGGTATCATTTTGTTTTCTTTTTATCAAGACGAGCTAACTCTGATAATCCTAAAACCCAACCAACTACACGCTTTTTAGCTTCTTCTGGTGTCAACTCTTTTGGTTTTACAAACGACAATAAAAAATCCTTAACTCGCATAGATCCGCTTTTAACTAAACTTGCGCGCCGTACTTCCATCGCTATCTGTGCAAAGTACCATTCGATTTTTTCATGCCGTTCATACTCTTTGTTAAAATACGCCTCCCATAATTTAATCTCGCTACGGGGGACAGTTTGTTTAATCAAATAAATTGGCATGCCCACCTTTTCGGCGAGCCTACACCAAAACAAACCATCCCCCTGTATTAGTTTTTTTCGGCTTCCTCAGCCTTCGTCTCTTCCGTTTGATTAAGACCGTTAAGCAGAGAGGCAACATTAGCCAATTTTTCTACAAGCTTAGCTCCCCACTCACGCATATGATTATCTGAAACAGGTGTTCCACTACCATCTTCGTTAATCTTAAACATCGTCTCTTTCAACAATGCCCCAGCACAAGCATCAAAATCTTTTACAAGAATCTCTTTGCGAAGGAACTCTTGACCCGCAGCATCTTTTGTGTTTGTGCCAACCAAACGGACTTCCATCGTGTCTTTAATGGCGCGCATATGTCGCTTACGGCCATCGTGTGTGAGTTCTCTAATTTCGTAAAGCTCACCACCGACCTTGATCTGTTCAACACCAAGTTCAATATCAAATTCTTGCATTTCTGGTCTCCCTATCTAATAAACACACCTTACGTATGAACTGGTGCAATCTCAGCACCCGCCGCATCAACATTGGTTATAACCAATTCGCACTCAGCTGTAGCATCTGTCTCTTCACCATGCTCATTAGGAATGAACGTTTTCAAAAATCCCCAAACAGTAAGCGTGGTAGCGTCAGCAAAAGTGAAAATTAACTCCGAGTTTACACCAACCTTTGCTAGAATTGTTGCCCAATGACCTGGATCATAGGCCGCTGTAAACGACGAGTTTGTAAGCTCAACCAGCGTTTTCGGTGAGAACGTTTTGTATTTTGTATTTGATTGAGTCGTATTATCAATAGGATCACCTGCATCCATCCCAGGAGGAGTCATACTTTTAGGATCAAGCCCCAATACGGTCCCATTAGACCCCCCAATTGTAAGACTAATACCATATGTGTTTTTCAATGTATCAGATATCATTTTCTTTGTCCTTTCTTACTCAGTAATAGATTGAATAACCAACCCGTATTCTAAGTTAAACAAATGCCTTCCATTATCATCCATGCCCAGATTAAAGATCCCTCGCACCCGTCGTGCTATAGCAATCGTCACCGTTTGTGCATACTCAGTGGAATCTCCCTCCCACTCCCAACGAGATAAAGCATCCATTGCTTGCATAATCAATTTAGCCTGGTATTGTCCGGGCTCAGGCTGTGTGCTTCTCACCTCTATTGTTACCCCTGGAGCATCTTGCACACCACCAAGGGAAGATCGATACTGTTTCGTTTCCGCCTCTGTATAAATTGTTATCGCATTAAACGGCTTCTTTGGTCTGGCTTCTGTTGCTATAGCCCAATCCGTACTTGTCGCATACGTAAAGCCCACACCCTGCTCAATTAAGTAATCCCTTATTATGCGAGATATCGGATACAATATGATATTAGGATCACTCATCGCGTTATATGCTTCCCTATCATATTGGCTATGTCGCTGATATTATCAACGAAAGCCCGCTCTAAGAATTTCCGTCCTCTAGGCCATTTTGACTTAAAATTAACTGAGCTCAAAGCCTCATGAACAAACAAAGCATAGGCAGCCGTAAGATACACCGCACCAATAGTCTTTTTCCCGTTCCCAATTACCCTACTGCGATGCGAACCCCGAAGATTACCTGTATCAATTGGTGTTCGTTTCATCGACTCTCGTTGAAGCATTGCAACTACTTCAGTTATTGCTGGCCTCAAATTTGCTTCTGTTTCTTTTGCAACGGCCTGAAGCCGCCGCATAATAAAATCCTGGCCCTCAATCTTAATGCCACCTTTTGCACCGCTTTTAACATTCCCAGCTTTACGTGCTGCACGTCTCTCACGTATGCCAGTATTAACAAACTGCCCTTTTGTGTTTCTAGGTCCAGCCATTACACCATCGCCGCTCTATAGAACTCGGTGGTCGATCCAAAAAACGGGTTTTCTACATAACCAATTATCTTCTGAGCACCATCTACGTTTTCTGGGTCTTCGCCAAGAATACTACTATCCAAATCACCTAAATACAGATACCCGTTTATCTTTACTGCTTGACCCACCATAACCGTTGAAGTATCTAATTGATCATGGGTTCTAGGATTAACAACCGTTCCCTCTACCAGATCCCAGCGACAAGTAATCTCAACTGGTGTAGGATAAGTAAAACCACCATCACCATCCTCTACTGGAGGCCCCCAATAGACGGCTGTCTGTTTCAATACTGCTGAATCTATCCATGACATTAGATATTATCAATATCCCAATCATCTACACCAAGCCAAGAAATACCAGGAGTTACTTTGGCCTTGCCTGATTTAAGCCTACCATCTAGGGCAGCAAGCCCCCCCTCTGTATCAATCAATTTTGCTTGCTGCCCATAATGAGTAACATCTAAACCCAGATCCACCTTACTTTGTAAAATCCGCGAGACAGACACAGCCCTTTGCTCGGATGCACGCGATTCTCTTACAGCATAAAAATGGGCGGAAAGCCAGCGCTCGATTAACTCTAATTTGGCATCGGTATAAGGCGTATCATAATTTGTGCAAACATCTGTAACCAACGAATTAGCCACCTCAATAAATGGGGCCAAATCCGTTGAAATA